CTCCTAAGTACCCACCCGCACGCGGACCCTGACACGACACCTTCACAACAGCTACACAGCTTGTTGCCCCTTGAATCAACGTAGCAGCGCTAAAGACGCGTCAACAGTCCCCGTTTTCGCAGGTGAGACGCGTCTGATCGTGTCCCAGAGGCAACCTTCACCCGTTGTCCTCACGCGCGACAGGTCATGATCCACTCATACCTGACTGAATCGGACAGCCCATACGGCAATGCCGTACGGCATGACGCCACATCACCTGTTTCGATTACGTTAAGTAACGATTCAAGATTCGGTAAAACGCCCAGGCTGGGCCGACAGCATGTGATTGCACCCACGTTGACCGCAGCAAAAAACCTCCCAACACGGTTTGTGCGGGAGGTCTTGTACTACCTACGGTAACTTAAGCAACCCTGAGTTCTCAGGCTTCGGCCGGAAGATCCAGGGCCTCACGGAGCTTGCCGGTAGGGAGTTCACGGCCCTCGGGCCAGCGGATGACCATACGCCCGTCTGAAGGCTCGCGAGGCAGGAGAACCCACGGTCCGCCTGGGGCGTCAGGCTGGAGGTCCATAACGGCATTCTGCGACCTGATCAAACGATCGAATCGTTCTGCGGCAATGCGCTGATTTTTAGTGAGCGCAGGGTCTCCGAGTTGCCGACGCAGGAATGCATAGAGGTCACGCGCACGATTCAGGTGAATGAATTCACCGCGTCGCGTCTCTATCGAAGGCCACGCAGCTTCGAGTATTTCCTTTGCCACAGTCCGGAAAGGCGCACGCTTAATACCCATTTGCTGAAGTCGCAAATTGACAGCCTGAACGGTAACGCCGAACATCTCGGAAATTTCCTTATCGGAAAATCCGTTCCTGTAGAGCTTCAGTAGCTCCGGGTTGTCCGGCAGTTTCGTCATCTTTTCCGAGTCCTGTCAGTGCGGTTTCATCACTGGGCGGTCAGTGAGTTCAGTTTCATCACTGGTGGGCATGGGTGCAGCGATCTTGGGACAAGCTACAGCCTTCGCTGCCACACTTTCAAGCCCGATCCACCAAGCGACCTGGGACGTTGGACTGTCACACCTTGAGAGTGTGACCTCGGTCTCACTTCCTCCAACTGGCGTCACAGACCAACAGCTTTGACACCGACATCCTTAGTGAGAGAGCGAGTGAAACGAGCGAACGAACGACCAGGACACAGTGTTGAAAAAGTCATTGTCTACTTGGCTGTAGACAGACTTTAAAAAGTCATACTTATAGATCTCATAAGCATCTCCTGTTGACCCTCTGTTGAGCGTGACCCGCTCCAGATGAGCCGTCCGGGAGACGGCCCCGGCTGCCAGACCAGAACCCGGCCGGGGCCTCAGACCTCAGGGAGGGGACATGCCCAGGGCCAAGAGCATCTGCCTGAACAAGGGCTGTCTCACCCCGACCATGCGAGACGGTCGCTGCGGAGAACACCAGCTCCGGAAGAGCTGGGATAGAACATCTGCTCGAAATGCTTCGAGGCCCTCTGACTGGTCTCGGCGTAGGGCGCGGACCCTCGCGCGGGACCGCTTCACTTGCCAGCAGTGCGGGGTGAGGGAGCACCTTGAGGTGGATCACATCGTCCCGGTAGCTCGCGGAGGCTCGTGGGAGCTGGACAACCTTTGGGTTCTATGTCGGACCTGCCACAAACGGAAGACATACACCGAACGTGGCAATAGCTAAGCAAATAACCCACCCGGTCCCTTGAGGGCCGGGTTTTTTCATCCCCAAGAACCCAGGAGGCCCTATGGCTGCTCGTGTAGCGATCCCCGTAACTACGTCCGACCGCGCTGGAGTCGTTCTGCCGGCTGCGACACCTGGTGACGCGACGAACTTCAACTCTGTGGTCAACAGCGGCTCAACGCTGCTCATCGTGAAGAACACCGGTGTCACCTCGCGCACGCTGACTGTCCGCCTCGATCGCACGGTGGACGGCTTCGCACCGGCGCCCAGGACCAAGACCCTGGCGGCGGGGACCACGCAGGTCTTCGGCCCGTTTGCGGTAGCCGACTACGGCCCGATCCTCCACGTCGACGTGGACAACGCCGAACTCACGATTCAGGCGCTCCGCATCTGACCCACTCCCACTAATTCATTCCTTCCGGAGGTTCCCCCATGCCTGCCCAGTGCAACGGCCACTGCTTTGACTGTCCCTACGAATTCTGTGTGCCTGAGACGTCCCCGCGGCGTCCGACCAAGTCAGCACAGCGGAACGAGTGGCGTCAGGACGCACTGTTCGAGCTGGAAGAGCTGGGGGACCTCTACGGGATCGACCCCGAGGCGGTGAGGCTCCCATGACCCGAGGGCCCAAGCCCAAGGAGAACGCCCAGAGGCGCAACAAGCACGAGCACGCTCAGACGCTCAGCAGCTCGACCACCGAGGGCCGTGCCCTCCCGCCTGGCCTTGGCATCAAGACCGCGGGAGCCAAGCGCTTCTGGAAGACCTGGGCGACTTCGCCGCAGGCCGGTGCGTGGGCTGAGACCGACTGGGCTGAGCTTGAGATCACGGTGAAGCTCGTTGACGCCTTCTATCAGGGCGATACCAAGTTGGCCGGTGAGATCAGACAGCGGGTGTCCAAGTGGGGCGCCACGGTCGAGGACCGCGCCCGACTGCGCATGACGATCGACGGCGACGAGGACCAGGCGCCCGACGAGGGCGCCGGCCCGGAGGCCGCGCCCCCCGCAACTACAGACATGGATGAGGAGCTGTACCGGCTGCTGAACGACTCTTAGTTCTTGTAACCAATTTGTGCCCCCACCTCCGAGGCGAATTTGTCTCGCGCCGCTTCCAGTTGCTCACAAGCTCTAATCCATCTCCTACTAGGCTCCGAATCTGGATCCTGCGCAGCCGTCGAATTAGCCCGCACGAAATTTACCGCCTCTATCAGCACGCCCACATGGGCATGCACCAGATCCGCAGCATCTCTCAAGGCCCCTCCAGCCACGTAGGGCCGAATTTCGGTACGGCAAGCGCCCATGGCCGCAGGGACGGCATCGTCATAAGTCCTCTGCACCGCGTCGGTCCACATGTCCGCACGAAGCGCTTCTATGAGATTTCTGGCGGCTTGATCTAGAGTCGACACCTTTGTTTCGAATCTATCGAAACGCCCTTTTAGTTCGCTTCTGCCATCTTTTTCCATTTCTGCGGCGGTCTGGTGCTTCGCCACCTTGAGATTCCCACGCCCGGCCATGCCAGCTCCAAGGACAGCCCCCGCCGCACTAGTGAAACCGGTGATGGCTGCCGTCCACATCGCCACTAGTCCCTGATCCACGCCGACATCTTCCCCCACGGGCTACGTCGCGCACCACAACTCCGTTCGGCAGCAACGGACTTCTTCGCCAACGGAGGTGAGCCCTTGCAGACAGGGAATTTGCCTGCTGGGGTACCGGCTCCGAACGAAACTCTCGGCTACCAAGTAATCCGCTGGGCACAGAAATACATCGTCCAGCCGGACGGCAAGAACGCCGGTGAGCCGTGGCAGTTCACGCAGGAACAGCTTCGATTTGTTTTGTGGTTCTACGCCATCAAGCCCGATGGCACATGGCGCTACTCGGCTGGCACGCTACGGCGTGCTAAGGGGTGGGGCAAGACACCATTGCTCGCCGCCCTGGCGATTGTCGAGTTCATCGGCCCCTGCCGCTTCAGCCATTGGGACGCCTTCGGGCTCCCGGTAGCCAAGCGCGTCCCGCTGCCTACGGTGCAGATCGGTGCGACCGCGCTGGACCAGACGGACCAGACGCTAGAGATGATCCGAGGAATGCTCTCGGAGTCCCCGGCCGAGAAAGAATTCGGCCTGGACATCGGTAAGGCTGTTGTCCAGTTCAAGTCTGGTAAGCCCGGCTCCATCAAGCCGAAGGCGACTGCCGGCCGAACGAATGAAGGTAATAGGCCCACGTTCGCGCTCATGGATGAGGTCCATCACTGGGTTGGCTCGAATGGTGGTCCGGACTTCTACCAGACCATCAAGCGAAACATCGAGAAGACGACCTCTGCCGGTTCGCGTTGGGTCACAACGACCAACGCCTACAACCCGAATGAGGACTCGGTTGCTCAGCAGATACACGAGTCAGAGATGGTCCGTGCGGGCTACTGGCTCTATGACTGCATCGAGGGCCAGATTGATCAAGACGAGCTGCGGGACGCAGAGAAGGTCAGCCAGGCCCTCATACAGGCATACGGCGACGCGACTTGGGCTGACATTCCCGGCCTGACTCGAACGATCCTCCACGACCGTACGACGCCTGATTCGACTTACCTGCGCTTCTTCTTCAACACCATTGCCGAGTCTTCTGACGGCTGGATGTCCAAGTCTGAATGGGACGCGTGCTTCAACGAGGGCGATCCCATCAAGCCCGGTGATCAGATAGCCATCGGCTTTGACGGCTCGATCCGCGGTGACGCGACGGGCCTTGTCGGGTGCCGGCTCAGGGACGGAAAGCTCTTCGTCATAGGCGTGTGGGAGAACCCACGGGACCCCAATCAACCTGACTGGGAAGTCGACGTTCTCTCTGTGGAGGCCGCTGTTAAGCGGGCCTTCGAGACGTACCGGGTTGAGTGGGTGTACGCCGACCCGCCTTACTGGCAAGAGAACATCGGCCGTTGGGCTCTCGAATGGGGCGACGACTTCGTATTCGAGTTCTGGACCAACAAACCGACGCGCATGGTTCAGGCAGTCGAGCGATTCCGGACCGCTGCGATGGTCCGTGACGTTCTGCACGACGGAAACGACGACCTTACCCGCCACGTGCTGAATGCCGTG